TTTCTTCTCCTCCTTTTGCATCATCTTTAGGAGACTGATCTGGAGCACCTCCACCACCAGTACCTTCGTTTCCATCATTAGGAGCTAATACCCTGTGTCTCATTTGTAGTCATCGTAGCATGTTTTTTATGGAAAAAAATAAAATCGATATGCAGTATAACCACTTTTTTTAAAGTGTGACTTTTTTGTTTTTTGTTTTTAAATAAGCTTTTGAACTATGTTTTACTATTTTATATTTTTTTACTTGCAAAAATATTTTTTTTGTGTATACTACATGCTGATAAAGCAACCTTGCTCGTTTCGGACGTGGGGCTTGGCAATATCGTTATGATATAGTGATAAGCTGTTGCTAATCATAAAGCCGTCAGGGTTTATAGAGTGTCTTTTAAGACACTCTTTTTGGTTATTTCTTTTTTATGATCATTGTTTGAGGCTCTATTATTTGCTTATTAAGCACAATTCTTTCTCTATAATCATATATTTTATCTCCTATCTCTTTTTTATATTGTATAACATAATTTCATGACATACTTTTGTGGTCACTAATTTTTATACTGTCGTAACTTGATGTGATAAATCTAATTCTCCCAATATCTTTTCATCTTACTGGGATTTCTCATTTTCCTAGTTTTAATCATTTTACTCAATGATTTTTCATTATATGTTTAATACCAGTCGAGCTTAGTATTTCTCTGTATCATTTAGGATTTATATTAACATCCTGGAGTATTTTCCTCTGATCTCAGTTAAGGTGTTCTTTTAGAACAACCTGTTTTATTTTACCTTTGATGAGATTATTTATTATTTCTTTTTTTTCTTCTTTTTTAGAATTAATTCGTTCTTCATTAACGATAGGGATAATATATCCTTTACAATTTGGATGATAAGGAGGAAGTTCCACCGCTCATTTGCTGATATCATAAATCTTTCCATTATGTTCTGCACAGATTTCACAACAATCCTCATGCTCAACAACTTCAAACTTACTGACTCCTGATTCCAAGGCTCTATTGATGGTTCCTTGGGTATTAGCTATCTTAGTCTCAGTTCTTGTAAGCATATCGACATAACGATTCATATCTCGCATCCTACCAGCTCTATCCTGAAATTTAACCACTCCATTGTTTTCAAAAATCTTAGTCAGATTTTTCTTCATTTTTTCCAATCAATCTCAGCTCAAGACTCATTCAGCAAGTTTAATCTTTGCTTGTGATTGTTGATGCTTAGTTAGCATTGTCAGAGCATATTTCTCCATACCATCAATGCTTGCACTTACGAGCATTTTGCTATTCTCCATTAAAGCTTTGACCGCCTCGGTATGCACAGGACCTAATTGAGCAACTCTACTCATTATAAGTTTGCTATCTCATTGGTTTTTTAGTCTTGAAAGACTCGAAGCATTATTGAGATAATCATCTATATAGATTCCACCTTTAAGATATTCCTGAGGAATACGAAGTTCTGCTCGTTCTCCATATTCTGCTTTAAGTGCAGTGCTGATTGCTTGCATTTTTCTCAGATGAAGCAGTGCTTTTGTTTTATCTCACTCCTGCAAAGCAGCCTGAAAAAGCTGATTGATCTTTTGCATTTGTTTTTGAAAGAGTGCAATCAACTTTTTATCTTCTGAGGTATATTCTGCATTCAGGTAGTCTTTCCTTAGCATAACCGATATAATGCAAGTAAAACACTAGATACCAGTAGAAATACTGCTAGACATAACTGCAATCGGAAAAGCCAAAAAATCAGACTCAATTTTCGTGGGTTATATGCTACCTCTGAGAGCGACTCTCTCAATTTGTCTTGGATGCTCATTTCAGATCCAAAAATATCTGATCGACTATTCATTTTCTTCCTGCGTAGTATCTAAAAATCCTCCATCTCTTGCATAAGCCTCTTTGGTTTCTTCATTGATTCTCTTGATCTCCTCCTTAGCTTCAATTTCATCATATCCCATAGCAAACTGCATAGCAGAAATCTTGGACATAATCCCCATATTCATTTGTGATGCTGCGATATCCGTTCTTTGCCCTACATCCCAAGTTTGGACTTTCTTAAATTTTATAGTAGGGAGTTTTTTTACTTCTTTCCCTGATGCTCTCATGATAGCAACAAAGATTTTTTGCAAAGAAGTGTAGAGAATCTCCTGCTTGCTTGATACTCTTGCATAAAATCTTTCAAATTCTTTTTCGGTTGTACCTACTGGATTATTTCCACCAAAGAGTGCTTCTCCTCCGAGCATTGAAGTCGGTATTGTCGTTGTGAGGGAGATAAAATTCAACAGCATTGGGATATAATGCTGGATAGAAATGCTAAGATAGCTTCCATCTTTGGTGATGTATTGTGCTGGTTGTTCTCCGTGTCCATGGAGAATATAGTCAGGATTTTGTTTTTTTGGTATGTTTTCATCTACTACCTTTCTTAGCCCTTGTGCTTTCTCTGATGCCTTAAAAGAAGAAGGGAGCGACATCTTAGAAGTCAAATTTTTTACAAATTCAATAGAAATCTGACTCCCTCTATCGTTCAATTCTTGAAGAATATCCGCAATATCTACATAATCAGACTGGGCAAAATATCTTGGAATATTTCCCAAAGTATCCTTAAATACATCCTCACTCGTTGTATGCGAATTTTTCAAATCATTATTAACAAGGAAGATAGGAAGGTACTCAAGATTTTCCTCTGTTGTTGCTTCCTCAAGCTTTTTACTTAAAATAAAATTTTCATTGTAATCCCAAATCTCTCCATAATATCCATTCCATCCTCATTGGTTTTTTTCATATCTATCCACATAAAAAACCTTTCTATCATTCTGCTTGATTACTGAGAATACAAAATGTTCTTTGATATCTTCAAATCCATCTCAGATTGTTAACCCCTCCATTTTGGCCAGATAGTTCGCAACTGGAATTATCTCAACCCTTGCGGTGTTATCTTTACTCCTTACTCTGATGATTGAATAACCGATACACGACTGATTATCAACTGCCTCATTCAAAAGCGTCTGAAGCTTGAGATTGTCAGCAATATCTACAAATAACTTATTTAATTCATCATCTCCAAAATCTACACTGAATCCTTTACCGATCACATAATTAGTGAAAGTCCTCGTTACCGCTCTTGCAATATTGATGGGGATATAGAGCTGTTCGTCTTGGAAGTCGTTGTTTCCTAGGTTTGATTTGATGGAAAAAACCTTTTTTCTAAAGTTATTTTCTCCAAATTTACTGAGTTGGTTGGAATACATTTGAGCAAAACGATATTTGCTCTTAATATAATCTCTAAAAGCCGAGAGGTTTTTTTTCTCCATGATCTCAAAACAAAATAAAACATCATGTTTTTATAGAAAAAACAAAAAAAAATCTGACTCAGAGTATAGTCAGATTTCTAAAAGTGTGATATTTTTGTTTTTGGTTCAAAATTAAATAATGAGAGGCGACATTTCTAATTTAAAAATGATAGGTAAGTTTTGATTTGAGAGCCGCAAGCATATCATCTATCGTAGCAAAAGGCCCAAAATGAGCATCTCCCATATTGAGATTATAACTTTGGGTGTTGGTCGTATTTACAACACTATGATTGCTTACTGCATTCCTTGGTTGTACATAGCTTGAGGCTCTTGCGATAATCTGTTCTGGCCCATTCTCTCCGACTAGTGCCACTCTTCCATTGGTGAGTTCTCCACCGTAGGCACGATGTGCAGATGGAACACTAGATAAGATTCTTCTCACATCCTCTACATATTTTTGTACATCAGCCTTTCTCTTCTCGAGTTCTGCTCTGTACGCTCTGGAGTCATTTTGTCGCTGTTTATATACATTAGCAGAGTGTGATTTTACGAGTTCGAGTTGCTTTGCATAGTTCTCTTGTGCTTCTGCATATTCTGTTTTCAGTTTCTCTTGTTGATTAAGGAGATCACGAGCATATTCTTGGTTTTTGAAGTCGGTTATTTCAACATACTGTTTTTTCTCTGCATCTCGGTATCCGAGCTTGTCAGTCTTGTCTCCATGCTCATCTCTGATATAATCCACTCCTTTTAGTCCAAGGCTTTCACTTGAGGTGTAAGCTTTAAGAAGATTACGATATTCCTCCTTTTTTGCTAGTTCTTCTTTATGTTTTGCCATTATTTTTTGAGTTTCGCTTTGTTGAGAGAGTGTCTTTGCTTGCTCCTGCTGTTCTTTAGTGGTTGATTTTTCGATCAAGAGGAGTTCTTCTTTTAGTTTGATTTGCTCTAAGAGTTTATCCAGATCCACTCATTCTACTTCTTTTGTCCCAGCTTCTCTCCATCTTTCTAGTTCCTCTCTGTTGTACCTTTCAGTCATATGCTCCAATCCTGGAGTATCCCTCTGATTGTCTATGATTTGTTTTCTCACTTCTACCCACCTTGCTCACAGATCTTTACTATAATCCTTATTGAGCTCTTCTATTTCGTGATTGATTGATCTAAGCGTATCTGTAGCCTTGTTTTTGAGGTCTTCCCATGCTTTCTCTGATTTTTTTATGGTTTTTTGATATTCTTCTGCTTTTTTGATTGCATCATTGGTAAGCTTCTGTTCCTCTTGTGAGGCCTTAAGCTTTTTTTCGTAAGACTCCTTCATGTATTGTTCGGCCGTCTTTAGGAGAACATCATTGGTTTTACCCTCCAGATCCTCAATCTTCTTTTTGTATGCTCTATCGATATCATACAATTTCGCCATCTTCTCAAATTCTGTTGCACTTGATTCTTGTACTGCTTTGATCTCCAAATCTCTAAGCTTGATAAGTTCTTCTTTCTTCTTTTCAACAACAGACTTTCCCTTACTTCATCAACCACTACCTCCTCATGAAGGTTTTTTTCTACCAGTTCAGGTATATTTTGCATTCTTAATTCATTCAATAGCCTGGTCGAGATTTTTTCCTTCAGCTTCTAGTGCTGCAATAAGTTTAGCATTATTTGCATAATCTTTACTTCACTTATCAAGTCAAGCATTTACTCATCTTGTAAATGCTAACTTTGCCTTTAGTGCTTGGCGGAATCCTTCAGCTGTTGCAAGAGCTTGCTTCCTTGATGCCTCAAACTCTTCTCTTGTCGCACTATCATCTACCTTAATCGCATTAAAGGTATTGAGTGCTGTGTTGAGCTTTTGAGCCGTATCTACATATTTTTTATTAACCTCTGTCGATTGTTTTACGAGATTCCTCTGTCTCTCCATTTCGTATCCTTTTTCCGTCATGGCAAGTGTCCAATCTCTTTCTCACCTAGCAAGCTGTCAAATCAGCGTAAAAAGTTCTCCAAATTTATCCAACCATCGTTCAATGTAACTCTTGTAGGCCATCAGCATTTCCCCAACCTGAGAAAAACCATCGTTTACATCTGCAACAAAGGATCCCCAAATTCCACTAAATATTCTACTAATCCACTCACCAAAGGTTTCCATATTTTTATGCGTCTCATTGACTGTTCCTTGAGCGTTATTTAGGGTTTGTGTGAATTCTTCTATACTCAATGTCCCTCTTCTGATTGCATTATACATTGCTAGCCCTCCTCTTTGTCAGAAGGTCTCTACGGCAATATGCATTCATTCTGTTTCTGTTTTTGCATTTTTAATGCTTTCTACAAGAGTATTAATTGCCTCAGTTGGACTCTTACCCTCTTTTACGAGATTTGCAATCCCAATCTTCATTGCTGCAAGAGCCTGATCAGCATTAACCCCCTCTTTTTCAAAATTTGATAGCAGTGCAATTGACTCAGTTAATCAAAGTCCCATTTGCTCGAGAGCTACTTGGTTATCTGTCAAATTTTTTGTTAGTGTCCCTACATTCACACCAGTAGCCTGTCCCGCAAATGCTAATTGGTCAAGATACAAAGCCTGATCCTGTGCAGATACTCCCCAAATATTAAAAAGCCTAATGTTGTCTGCAATAGCTTCTTTCCCATTCTGTCCTGTTACGGTCGCAAATTTCAGGTAGTTTTCTGTTGTTTTTTCGAGCTCCTCTCAAGTAAGGCCTAATCTTGTATTAATCTCTCCTACGGCTTCCGCAATCTCACTTTGTCCTTGGTTGACGGAACTCTGCAAGTGTAATACATTTTCTGACATTTTTTTTAAGGCTTCTCCACTAGCACCAGTTGCCTGCACAAGAATTTTTTGACTTTCTTGGAAGTCGTTAAATGTTTTTATTACGAATTGTACTGCTTGAGCTAATCCAAACCATATTCCTAATTTTGAGGCCAATCCTATCAACATTTCTCCTACAGACTGTCAAGATTTTCCAAGCCCATTAAGTGCTGATGTAGTTTGATTCAGTTTCCCTTTTGTTTCGTCAATTTTAAGTCTAATCTCATATTCTAATTCATGTTGATTTACCTTTTTTGCCTGTTTGAGTTGTCTGTTGAGTTCATCAAGTTGGTGTTGCAGGTGGGCTTTATTCAATTTTAGGTCTGCTACTAAATCTTTATCTAGTTCTTTTTTTCCTGCTTGTCAAAATTTTTTGATCTGATCTAAGAATGATTCTTTTTTCTTTTGTAGCCCCTGTACCATTCCCTCTCCTGCACTTTCTCCTGTTTTCTCGAGACCTTTTTTTACTTCATTTTGATCTATCTGAGTATCTACCTCTATTCAGACCTTTAGCTTGTAATCTGTTTCTGCCATCACATTTTTATAAAAAATAAAAAAAATCTGACTCAGAGTATAGTCAGATTTCTAAAAGTGTGACATTTTACTTGCCAGCCATTTTTCAAATGATCACAAGGAGCATTACTATTGCCAAGACAATCCCAATAACTTTAAAGATAGTATAGGTTATTTTATCAATCTTTTGATTGTTTTTTTCTATTTCTTCTTGTGTTTGTGCAGCTTTTTTCTTTTTATCTTCTGCGATATTTATACGCTCCTTTATCTCCTTAACTTTTTTCTGATATTCCTCCTCAGAAATCAGATTTTTTTCTCTCAGCTGATTAAATTTTAAGAGATCATCATAATGATCCTTACCATCTGATGACTTTCATTCATTATACTTCATATTAAACTCCTCATCACTCATCTTAAAATAATGTCTTGCTTCAAATAATGCTGCAATCGCAGGGATAAAAGTACAAGAGAATAAAAGATAGAATATCCCTGCACTACCTTCTCCTAGGTAGAACCTATGAATACCTATCCCTCACAATAAAAGTGCTAAAATCCCTGCAGTGTTTTTATTTTTCATAGTAGTATGATAAGAAAATAAAATCAGATATTAACTGATATATTGATTTTATTTTCAAAATCAATTCTAAAAAGAGAAATACTGCTATCTAAAATTCAATGAGAGGGAACTTTCTCATCTGTAAACAGATTCCCTCAGTCATCACACCATCATCATGATGCCCCTGTTGTGCGACCTCTTTCATCTTTGCATCATAGATAAAGCTGAAAAATTCCTTGTGGACTCTAGGATCTATCTGAGTGATATATCTCTTATTAATCGCCTCCTTGAGTCAGGCCATCAATATTGGTCTTGTTTTCCCATTTGTTTCTCGCCCTATTTTT